TAGCTAACGCTCTGATCAACGTACTGTACACAGCAGCCTCTGCCCATCCCGGGGTTAGTTACGATGGATTCTCATTCAACAAGATTGCTGAGTGCCACACAGGAATACTGGGTAAAGAACTCAGGGCCGAACAGGTACGCCAGCAACTCCAGCAAATTGAAGTGGATGATCCCTACGTAGTAAACGCCCGGGAAACTAACCTGATGCCACTGATCAGGAGAATGCACGAGAACGAGGTGCGGAGAGGGCTTATAGGCCAGCCACGACTCGACATCATCCTGACTGATGGTGAGTTTGAATCGGACGAGGACGCACAGGCTGCCGCTGAGTGGCAGAGAAAGCGTGGCTCCGATGTTACCACCTACGTGCTGAACATCTGCCCGGAGGATATGGAGGACAGGGTGGCACTACCTCACCAGTTTAGGGTGATCCCTGTTGAATGCATCGAGGAGCCTGCAAGGGAGGGCTACTACTACTCACGCAAGGCCGTGAACGATGACATCCTGAGACAGGTAATGACCCGGATCGTAGTTGCAGAAGTAGCAAGCAGACAGAACTAAAAACTATTTGACATCGTGGCTAAGCCTAGTGTACCTTCTACACTAGGCCCGGCCACCACAGCAGACATCTAAGGAGATGGAAATGTTGCATGATACAGAAATTTTTGAACAGGTAGATGAATTGACAGGAAATAACCACACTGAGGACAACGTGAAAAGCGCAGTCCACGCCATAATCACCAAGAGCATGGACATAGATGCCAGAGAGAGTTTCTTTTACTTGAAGGTTGGTTCTTACATGATTATGAATAACGTGGATGCGATTGCCAGAAGTTACAAAGACTGGAAGTTGATGGAACAACTCAAGGCAACACAACTGCAAGTGAATCGAGATCGACAGAACTTTAGGATGGCGAATAGGGGTTAGGCTCAGAGCGGCAGGGGGTTCGCCCCCTGCGTCCCAACTAGAGCGATTGTCTGAGCAATCGCAAATCAATAAGGAGAAGGAAATGAGAAAACGAACAAGCGGATATAAAGCGGATTTATTTAAGAGGGTTGAAGAAGTGGCTGTTACTTACATAACTGGTGACAGTCTAAGGAATGCACTTTTCGCAGTTGTTGATGCAGGGCGTTCAGCAAAACATGGGCCTGAGTCTCGCTCAGAATACAGCCCTGCCGAACTGCCCAATATTCTCCAATTTGTTCAAACAACCGCTCGACAATATGAGGAAATACAAAAGGCTAAACAATTCCCCTGCATCTAAGGAGATGGAAATGTACGCAACCTATTCCAACAATTGGAATCTCCCCCGGGGAAGTTCCGCAATAACTACAGGCAGGGTAACGGCCTGCCGTTTGATGGCACATGGTTCATCAATGAGTGGGGTGACAAGCAGTTTATTAAAATAAATTATGATCGGATTCATGCAACCGATAACTTCTACAAGAAGATGGATGCCAAGTTCGATAGTCCCTGTGAAATAATTAAAAGTTACCCTGACTTCCCATTCCCTGAATTACTGTGTGATGGTATCAAGCAGGGTGAAGAGGTTATCTTTCATACCACCAGTTCAAATGCGATACCCAAAAATAGTAAGGGTGCCTACCACACGAACTGTTTAGCTACAGTACAGAACCTGTCCATGGCAAATACAATTGCTGTCCTCTCTTCAGATCAGGACATATCACAATCTGATCTCATGGATAAGGTAGAAGAGAAGGCCCGGCGTGATGAATCACCTATACCTGACAGTTGGGATGATGAACTCCCGAGTCTGGATGATTAATAAATATACATGGTGAGTCACCCCTGCATCTAGCAGGGGCGTAAACCCCAGCACCAGTGGCAAGGCTGGTGCAATTCTGGAGTAAGGAGAATAAAAAAATAAATTTTTTTCTTGTCGTGTAACAGGGCGTTTAAAACAGGTTCCGTCCTACAAGTCCCATAACATAAAACCTTGGCCATCTCGATGGCTCCCGGTTCGCCCCCTCGGCCAAGCGATAGGAGGGGGCAGGGCAATTATTAACTAGATGTTTCACACACCCCCTCTCTTTAGAGAGAGAGGGGTGGATGAAACAATAATACTTAGAAGGCGGTAAAAGGAGTGGGAAATGACCATGAAAAAGTTACGTGAATTTCAAACAGAGGCATCTGCGTTAGGGAAACAGGCAATAATGGATATGCCTTTTACTCAGGACGCTATAAACGAGGTAAGTAGCATGGAAGATCACACCATCACCACTTGGACAAGGTATAGGTATCGCAACCCTCACCTTGTTTCAGACCTAGAGATGCTTTACAAAGCACAAGATAAGGGAGACATACCTACCTGTCTGAACTTCAAGCAATTCTCTGTACTGGAAGATAAAAAGACAGAGGAGGGATTACGTATAGAGTATTGGCGTATCAGGCTTGCGCTACACCTCGCAAAAAGTGAGGCCCAATCCAAGGGAATGAGTGCTGATGTTATCAACCAGATAAGCCACCTCTCATATGATCTACGCCAGTCATACTTTGGTGCATCAATACTTGGAGCCCGGCTACAGGAAATTGCAAATGCTCCCGGTGGATGGGGAAAGATTGAACGAGCCTGTAAGGCTGTTCAGAGAAACCGTCTTGGATGGATAGATACATGTGATATGCGACTAAGCTGGGCTGTTAATGATTCAGAACAGATCGCTAAGTTTGTGAACAAGGAGGTGAACAAGTGGGTTACCACAAGGAAATAGACCGGGAGAACCAAGAGATAGACATAGACGTTCATGATGCGCTTAGTGCTGTCTTTGGGCCTCCTGTCGTGTCTACTGAGGACATCGTTGTCTACTCTGGTGCGCCTCGCTGTCCTGAATGTGAGCATCTGCTGGAGGAGGATGCCAGAAGATGTCCTACCTGTGATCCTGCCGAGCCCAATAGCTAACGTGACAGGGAAGACTGATACCCGGAAGGGCCGCACCATGCGGCCCTTCTCTATTTAATAAATAAAAAATAATTTTTTTTCTGAGGTAAACAAATGACATTACGGATTAAGATCAATCATTTAAATCCTTATGCTGATTCCTTTTGTACTCGCTGGAAAGTTTTTGAGTGGCGCTCTTGGACTTGGTTAATCATCTGGACGTACTACAAAGGGGTGATGCATGACAGTTAAAGAACAGATACGTGACCTCATTGAGTTCAATCCTGCGTTAACCAACACAGAGATAGCAGATGTACTCAGCGTGACACGATCACTGGTCAGCTACCATGCCAGAACTATGGCAGTGCCACGCCGCACAAAGAATCGTTCATGTGCTGGCTGTGGCATTCGGATCAAGACAACCAGCAAGACAGGGATGTGTAATAAATGTGGTGTATCTACCTATGAATTTGTCTGTGGCTGGTGCAAGAAAGTTAACTTGATCCAAGGCAGAAAGGCATGGGGTAGAAGGGCCAACCAGTACCACAAGTTAACTGACCTAGACTTCTGCGATAACACCTGTTCAGGCAAGCATTCTCACTGGCTCCAGACAAGAAGAGATTAGCTTGACTACAGGCAGGAACATAGCTATGATTGTGTGGATACACAGTAACTTATAGGGAGGACTATATGATCTTAATTCAATGTGGTGAGGTGGAGGTGCGGTACTACTCACTGGTAGAAGCATCCAACCTTATTACAAAAGACTTGAAAGGTAAGGATGTGTCCAGCCTTCATTCTGAAACACTGAGAAGGACTCACCGTCAACGTCAGTGTACTGACAATACATGCACGAGAGCGCATGGTCGCAGGATAGGCCGGGATGTTTTCTTTAGTAAGGCAGACATCGAGGCAATGGGATACACGATGAAGGAACCTGATCCGAATCAATACCTAGATATGGGAGAAATTATTCAGTTATTTCCAATGGAGGAAAATGTAAATGGCAAATGAAAATACATACGTTGTTACCGGAACTATCGATCAACTCGACAATAAAGAAATAG